CGGCGGTCGCCCACGATGCAGCCCTGCTGGAGGTCGCCGATGTACGCGAACACAGAGCCTGCGCCAGGCGATGTCGTCGAGATGACCTGCGTGAACTCGACGGGGTATCCGAGGAACCGCGGCGAGGTCATGCTGTTGGCGATCTCGGTCATGCTCGCGCCGTTGCCGGCGGTCGCCGCAATGCGCTCGAACACGGCGTGGAAGACCTGCTTCGGACAGTAGATCTTGATGTTGTTGCGCTGCGCCGCCCAGGCCGGCAGCTTCGCGAGGCCTGCCGAGATCTCGGCGAGCGTCACGCCAGCGTAGTTGGTCGCAGCGCCGTCGGAGATCTGGAAGGTCGCGTTCGAGAGCGCCGTGTTGAGGCCGACGATTCCGCCGAACGAAGAGGTGCCGTCGCCGTTGAAGCCGCAGTCGTCTTCCTTGAGGGAGAACGCATATGCGGTCTCGCCAGCGAACTCGTCGCCGAGGCTCACGACATTGTCCTCGTTCAGCTCGCTCGAGATCGTGGTCACGACGGCGAGCTTCTTGGCGGTCAGCTGGATCTGGTCGAGCACGGGCTGCGACTCAGTGATGGCCGAAGCCTCTCCGACGAAGTACGCGGTATAGGTCGAGGTGCGCTTGGGGAGACGCTTGACATCGGATCCCATCGGCACGATGCGCGCATTGCGGCGGAATACGCCGTACTGCTCGCGAAGCGTGATGATCTCCGACTCGAACTCGTCGGGAACGACGAATCCACCGGCGCTGTTGATGCCCTCGACGCTGCCCTTGACGCGGATCAGCGGGATGCCGTTCGAGCGGCACCAGTCGGCCGACTTCTGATGGCCGATCGCTCCGAGCGCCCAGCGACCGAACTTGTACGCGGTCTCCTTGCTCTTGAGGTTCTTGAGAGAGCCGTACATGCGGGCCTTCTCCCAGTCGCGGCCGATCTCGGCCTTGACTGCGAACTTGGTCGACAGCACCTGCTCGGCGAGGTTCTTGCGAACCGACTTGGCGACTGCCTCTTCGTTCACGGCATCCGCTTCCGTCTCGGGAGCTGCGGGGGCAGCAGCCTTGATGACGACATCGAGGCTAGCGGGGTCGACGGCCATTCCGGCCTCGTCGACGATCATGTAGTTCTCAAGGACGAGAGCCTTCTGCGCGATCGCGCCTGCCTCGCCCTTCTGCTTCGCGGCCTTCTCCAGCACTGCCGAGAAGTCGCTGAGGTTCATGGTCTTCATTGGAAAATCTCCGTCTATGCACGGTCTGTTCTCTTCGTCCCAAGGATGTCTTGCAGGCGACTCGCCGTAGGATCAGCCGGGTCAGAGATAGATCGCGCCCTTCGCCTTCGCGATCTCTCGCTTGACGATGGTGTCGATGTCAATCGGCGCGCGCTTCTTCGCAGTTGAGGGCGCAGGCACATTCACCGTCACGACCACGCGCCTCGGAGCCTCGACGCCGAACCACTTCTTCGCGGCGACAGGCGACACGATGCCCTTTTTGACGGCCGTGATGAGCGCCTCTGGGTTCGCCTGCAACGGCGCAAGGCTGACTTCGAGGAGCTTCCAGCGCGAGAAGATCGTCGAGACATTGCCGCCGTACTTCTTGCGGTCGACCTCGGTCGCGCGGCGCGTTCCGCCGTCCTCCGGCACATAGCCGACGCTGACGCCGTTCACGATGCCCTGACCGACGAGAGCAGCCGCGACCTCTGGGAAGAACTCGCCCGCATAGCCGTCAGGACGCTGCGCGAATGCGAAGTCGCCGACGATGTCGCGCTCGCGGCGCTTCAGTCCGACGCACTTTCCTACAGGCTCCGAGTAGTCGTGGTTCCAGAAGAGCACGGGATTCTGCTCGAACTCCTTCGAGTTCATTCCCTGCGGGATCAGAACCTCTCCGTCGCGGTCGATCGTCTCTGCGGTGATTACTGCGGTGAATCCCTTGGCGGTTCCCTCGAGCTTCGCCGGCAGAGCCTTGCGGTTGATTGCGTTCACTTGATGCCCTCCTCGAGCCTGATCTGTACGCTCGCCTCTTCCGACCCCTTCTCGACATCGCGCATGATTGCTTCCATCTCGTCGTCAAAGACAGGCTGCATCGAGCAGCGGCAATTCGGGTGCAGCGGAGGTCCGTCGATGTTCTCGTAGTCGAGCACCATCTCGCCGCCATCGGCACCAGTCAGAGTCGAGTCCTTCTGGAAGAACGAATCGCCAAGGCCGATGCCCTTCTCGCCGTAGCGCGCCGCAGCGGCCTCGCAGAACTCGCACGGGTCAGGAGCGAGCAACCATGTCTTGCCCTGCACCATGCCAGTCTGCTTCCACGCCTCTGCCTCGGCCACGCGCGTGGCGCGGTTCGCCTCGGTACGCGCGATCGTGACGGCGCGCCGTGCATTCATGTTGCCGCCGTTCTCGTCGTCTGCGGCCCATGCCTGCACGCGATCGGCCAGCTCTGGGATCGTCTCGCCGTTCGCGATGCCCTGCCCGAGCATGTCTGATACGCGAACCTCGGTGTACCTGTTGATGGAGTCGGCCGCGTTTGATGCCAGACGCACCGATTCCGACTGCGCATAGGCGCGGAGATCGGCCTTCTCGACCTCGAAATCGACGGTGGTCGCGACCTTGGCGACGGTGTCGAGTCCGAGCGTCACGCCGTTCTCAAGAGCCGTCTGGATATATGGTCGCAGGACGCTCGCCAGCTCCTTGTTCCACTTGCGGTTCCTCAGCAGGCGCTCGGCCTCTGCGACGAGCGACGATGTCGGCGCTCCGTTGATCGCCTCAAGCCTCGCGAGGAGATCCTTGACCTGACGGTCGAAGACGCCAGCCACGCCGCGCGCGATCTTCTTCTCGTCCTCGGTCATGGCCTCAAACTCGCGCTCCGCGTCCTTCTCGCCGGCCTTCGTCAACACGGCAGACCAGAGCGCCTTCTGCGAGACGCGCGGCTTTGCCTTCTTGCATCCGCATCCGCAAGCCTTCTTCTCGCGCGCTCGGTCGAACTCCTCGACCTTCGACTTCGCCCACGACCAGCCCTCGTCGCCGCCCCAGCCATTCCACGCCTGCCAGCCCTTGCCCTGCTCGTCCCATGTCTCGCCCTGCTTGTCGGACTGGTGCCGCTCGAAGTACGCGACCATGCGGCGGATCGTGTCCTCGCTCAGGTTCGCGCGGTTCGCGAGGTCGCGCGCGCGCGCGATGCCGATCTCGGTCATGCCGCGCTGAGACTCAGGCTTCTCCTCGCGCACGGCGAGCGCACGGCGGGCGTTCTCGGCGACCGACGCAGGCGGCTTGGTGTCGATGTCGCCGACAGCAGCCTTGCCGATGGACTCCTCGAGACCCTTGCCCTGGCACATGGAGTACGCGATCGCGATAGCATGATCCTCAGGATATCCCTCGCCTACGAGCGTGCTGATCTTCGCGGACACGCAGTCGCCGAGCGCGTCCTTGCGCTCCACAGACTTCGTCTCCGGGGCCTCGGCGATCGTCCGCGCGAATGGATCTTCATTGGTGTCGATCGATGTGCTGGCCGCTGGCACGGCCTCCTGACGCGGCTTCGGTGCTGAAGCGCCGAACAGACCGCCGAACGGAGACGCCGCAGGCTGCGGCGGCTGACCGCCGAGCGGCTGACCGTTGATGAGCAGCTTCGACGCGGCGGGATCGGCGACGGCCTCGAGACCTTCCATCTCGCGAACCTCGTTCGCCGTCAGGATTCCTCCGGCGACATACGCGCGGCGCTTCTCCGTCTCGAACTTCTCATCGGCCACAACTGGGTTGTCGTACGCGAGGAAGGCGTCTTCCTCGATGCCGAACATCGGCAGGAGCGTCTGGTTCAGCACCTCCTCGTCCATCCTCATCAGCGGAAGGACGCTGGTCGCCTTCCAAGAGGTGAAGCCGACCGTCGCGCTTGCGAGGTTCGGGTCGTTCGCCTTGAGCATCGACACAGGCACGCCGAACACCGCCGCGATCTCCTCGACGATCTGCTCGCGGCCCATCATGTCCTTCGGCGAGAACGACAGCGGCTTGATGTCGATGTCGGCGGTCGCTGTCAGGAAGCGGCCCGTGCGCCGCGCGCCGCGAAGTTTGCTGTCGATCTGCGCCTCGAACCGCTCGATCTCCTCCGTGCTGGCGTCTCCCTTGATCGTCAGCAGGTAGTCGGGCCGCGCCTTGTTCGCGAACCAGTGGTAGTCCATGTCGTGCAACGACTCGCTGTTCGTCGCCGCGCCCCACGCCGCCTCCACCTTGCCCATCCCGTAGTAGATGTCCTTCGGATTCGGGCGCTTGAAGTGAATGACCTCGTCCACCTCGAAGAACGCGCGCTTCTCGTACGACACGCCGTACAGGTAGCCGTCGATGAATGCTTCCTTGCCGGGCACGATCTCGACCCACGGAGACGGCATCGTCCACAGCTCGACGGGGATGCCAAGGCGCTTGTCAATCACGGGATGGAGATACGCATTGCCCGTCAATTCGAGATACAGCACACGCAGGACGGTCTGCTCGAAACCGTTCTGCCACGGGTTCGCCTTCGACAGCAGGTCGAGGACGGGATGGGTGTCCGTGACGACCTCATATTCGTCTCCGTACTCCGCCGCCTTCGTCATCGCGTAGCGCGATGGGAGCTGGTCGAGCGAGCCTGACAGATACGACTTGTTGCGGCGATCCGTCCTGCGTGTGTTCCAGAGCTTCGTGCCGGCGCTGCGGTTGCGCACATAGAGGCGCAGAGGCTGCGACGCAACCGCGTATGCGTTGAGGTTCGCGGCCGCGTAGATCCACGATCTGTAGTGCTTGATCGCCGCTTCGTTCGAGAACGACGGGCGCTGGGTGTCTCCGCTGATGACGCGCGTGGAAGAAGACATCCACTTGCGCGCATCGGTGACTGCCTTGCCGAACAGACTGAGGAATCGCGACATCAGATGACCTTCATAATCAGGGGTTTCCTCTGCCGCCTTGCATGCACGGCAAGCGCCAACGCGCACACGCCGTCGTCGTGACCCGTGGTAGCCTCGTAGGAGACAGTCCTTCCCGAGTATCGGTAGCCGAAAGCCTCTAGTTCAGCGCGAAGCCAGCCGTCGGGATAGCGGATGTCGCGTCCCTGCACGGCAATTTGCAAGCCCTCCATGAGCTGCTGCTTGCTCTGCGAGGTGAACTTGAAGCCCTCCGCGCGACGGCAGACCTTTCGCAAGTCCTCGACGATCGGATCGCCGACGCCCGTTGAGTCGATCTGCGCTGGCTTGTCGCCGAGCATCTTCGCAATGCGCTCGCGCGTGACAGACCATGGTGCCTGCCATCGCTCGAGCCGGCACACCGCGCCGTCCTTGTCGAGCGCGACGGCGACCGTGTAGTCCTGGCTCTTGGCGAGGTCGACTCCCCAGCACTCTGGCGCGGCATCCGACATCGATCCGATGCAGTCACGGATCGCATCGAGTCCGAACGGGTTGCCGCCGTCCTCGGCGGGAATGCCCTCGTACTCCTGCGCGAAGACCTCCGGCGGCAGCGACCGCCGCGCGGCCTCGACCTCGTCGGGGTCGATGTGCGGGTTCGCGACGGTCCCGATTCTGAATGCGCGCATGGTGCCAGTCGTGTCACCTTCCGCCTCGCTGAAGAGCCTGTGGAAGTCTCCCGTTCCCTTCGGCGTGCCGAGGAAGAGCGCCTTCCCCTTGCGGTCGGCGAGCGTCGGTCGCGCCGCATTGCGCCACCATTCGAGCAGGTGAGGGACGAAGCCAGCCTCGTCCACGACGATCAGGTCGTAGTCGCGGCCGCGTCCTGCGTCGATATCTTCGAGCGACCAGAAGTCGATCACGCCGCGCGTGACGAGTTCAAGGCGCTTCTCGACGCGGTCCATGCGCGCCGTCACGGGCGCGAGCGCGCGCTCGTACTTGCGGATCGGGTCGGCAAGGTACTTGTAGGTCGGAGCGAACCAGCCACACTTGCGGCCAAGTATGGCATTTTCGATCCCGAGCTGTATGCCGAATGTCGTCTTGCCCCATCGACGGCCGATCTCAAGGACGCTGAAACGAGCGAGGTTCCTGTATACCTCGCGCTGCGAATCATGCAGGACGGACTCGAGCGACGGTAGCCTTACCTTCAAGCATCAGCCGCCTTCGGCATCGCGGCCTCGATGCGCTCGATCGTCACGACCTCCTCGCGCGTGGTCGTGTCGGCCTTGTCGCGCTGGTCGAGGTACTGCTTGCCGAGCCAGATCAGCATCGGAACGCTGCCTTCCTTCGCCTTCATGTACTGCCAACGGCGCAGGCTCGTCCGCATGTCGTCTTTTCCCTTGTCGAGTTCGTCTCTGAAACGGTTGTACAGGGTGACGCGCGAGCATCCGAGCACGGTAGCGATCTCATCGCCGCTGCAACCCAAGCGCGCCAGCTCGAACACCTTCTTCGGGTCGATGTCAACCTTCGGTCGTCCTCGCGGCATTCTGCACAGCCTCCATCGTGACGGGATTGACGGTATTGATAGCCGCACGCGCGGCCTCCGCGTACTCCGGCGCTGCCCACCAGTCCTCGAACGGAAACGCGCGGTCTCCCATCATGCAGCAGACATCCTCGGCGACGAGTTCGTACCCGTGCGTCAGCATGATGCCGCGCACGGCAGCGCGAATCGACGCGTTTCCACGGTACAGGTCGTGCTCGATTGTCGCGATCTTGAACCTAACGGACTGCAACGGAAGCGCCGTAAGGACTTGCAGCGTCAGGATCGGTGGCTCCAGGTCGAGCGACAGGTAGTCGATCCACCCGTCGCGCGCGAGGCGCGGAAGCACCTTGGACCACTCGACATCCAATGCGTCGGAGAAGACCATGTTGCGGGCATCGCGACATCTGGCGAGTTCTTGCGCCCATTGCCGGTCGCAGAGTATCCCTTGCCATCCGCGCTCATGCTCCAGCCATGCGGTGTTCGATCCGTTCGTCGGATGCCCTGCTCCGATGTCGACGAACACGCCGTTTCGGTTCGGCAGCGCCGCCGCGACGAACTGATCCTGCCATGCCTGTGAATGCCAGTCCTCTGTAGCCATGTTGTAAGCCTTCCTTACCTGTTCGCGATCATCGCTTCGAGTTCATCCTCGGCGACGGCGATCTGGGCGTCAAACTTCTCGACGCCCACGATGTCGCCATGCCGCCAAGATACCTCGCGCTCTGCCTTGAGCGCAGCGATCCTGTTGCGCGCAAGTTCAACCAGTTCTTCGTGCGTCATCGTTCCCCCGATCATGCGGGAAGTTCTGCCCACACAAGCGCTCCGTCGAACGATGCAGCTGTCAGCGCCGCAGACTGACCCCAAGCGAGATACGCGCCGGGCGGCACGATGATCGCGCCACGGATCTCATCGACGAGCGTCGTGACATTCGTCACGGCGGTAGCGGCAGTCAGGCCGCCCGATGCGCTCGGCATCAGGAACGACGACGCGAGAGCGCCCGTATTGGCCGTGTTGACCATCGCGTAGCCAACGCCGCCAGTCGCGTTGAATCCGTTGAGGTTGCGCGACTGGGTCTGCGTGCCGGTGACTGCGGTGCCGCCTTGGTTTGCGCCCCAGAAGTTCCAGTTGTACGCGACGGCCGCGGTGCCTGTCGTGCGGATCGCGAGTTTGGCCATGAGGATGACGAGATCCACGCCGCTCGACTGCGGGTTGAAAAGGCCGATCGCTGGCGTGCCTGCCGCGCCGCCCGTGAACGCGGATGCGTTGATCGCGTTGAAGCCGACCTGATACACGCGGCCAGCCTTCGCGAGCGTGTAGTAGTCGGGCGCGATCGCGCTGGTGAGGATCTCGCCGTAGCCGCCTGCGGGCGCGGTCGGGTTGCCGCCGCTCTGTCGGGTCGTGGTAAGTGCGCCTGCCTGTCCCTGAATAATCATCTGATGCTCCTGTCTGTGTCAGACATGCTGGAAGTTGCAAATGAGATCGCCCGCGCCGATCGCCGTGTTGTCGTTCAGCGCGGAGCCGCCAGTAAGTGCGTACGAGAGTCCCGTTCCGCCGGGATTGATGCCTAAGTCGCTCACGATCTGAAGACGGCCCGACGCGGCAATCGGGAAGTTCATCGTCGCGTTCGTCGTTCCCATCGTCACCGAGGCAGACGGCAGGTTGAAGACCTTCAGATACCGCACGGATGCGACGGTGTTGAAGATGTCGATCACGAAGATTTTTCCGAGCGATGCCTTCAGCTGCGTCAGGTTGTTCGTCGCTGCGGAAATCAGCGTCGTGACCGTCGCACCGTTGCTGACACCAGCAGCGCCGAGCGCGACACCGCCGCTCACCGCATCGGTGAGGATGCGGCGCGTGTTCGTTCCGTCCCACGCGAGCGGGATCGGATGCGCCGTCGGCGCAGAGCCGACGGCGATGTTGCCGCCGACTGCGGCCATGCCGTTCACATTGGCCGTCACGACGGCCTGACCGCCGTAGAGCGACAGGTTCACGGTCGGCGTTGCGAAAGGCACGAACGCCTGTCCATTCCGCAGGGTGACATACGCGACCCATGTTCCCGATGTGTATGCGGAGCATCGGACGCGGAAATAGCGTCCCATTGCAGGGAACAGCCACACGCCGTTGCCCGTCGCAGTCGCGATCGGAGCATTCGCGCTACCTGCTGACCAGCCAAATTGCGTCGCCCATGTCGTGTTGTCGGTCGATGTCTCGAAGATGATTGTGCCAGCGCCGCCTACGAGTTGCACGGCGATGCTGTTGTAGCCCGTGGTATCGACGACGACGAGCGTCCTCGCGCTAGTCGCGCTGCCGACGAATGTCGTTCCGTCTGCGGGAACTGCCTGTCCGAGGCTGCTGACGCTCAGGCGTCTCGGGCTTCCGTTCGGATCGACGCCGCCAATCACATTGTTGCCGCTCGGATCGAGTTGCACGGGGTCGCGCAAAGTCGCCTGCAACGCCATGCCGACGGGCCGCTGCGGATCAGGCTGCACCGATGGCGGCAGCAGCAGGCCCGGTCCCATTCCATCGACCTCGTTCAGGTCTTCTCGGATGATCGACAGAAGCCCGCCGTCATCGATCGGAAGCGCGTCTGTCGCCGTGACGCGCTGCGCTGAGTCCATGTCAACGATGATCTGGAGACTGTCGCTTGCTGCGTGCGTCGAGGTGTCGTAGACGAGCGTCAGCGTGTTGTTGGCGAAGGCGAACTCGCCTGCCGTCGAATCCGCGAAGTTGTAGATGATCTCGTTCCGCGTGGTGTTCGTGATGAGTTTGATCTGCTCAAGACGCAGCGTCACGCCGACGAACGCGATGGTGCCAGCGTTCGCAGCGCCCGGCGTGAATGTCCAGCGCGCAGGGATGTCTACTCCGAGAGTCCTGTTCATAGGGCCACCGCCATCGCTATCGCGAAAGACCTGCTGCTTGCGTTCGTGACGCTCGCCACGGGAATCGACCCGAATCCGACCGTGCCGCTAGCGCGGCGCAGCACCTGACCGTCAGCCGTCGCGGTGATGTCTGCGGGAGCGCCAGAAGACGCCGCGCTGCGACCGATGATGCTCGATCCCGTGCGGTTCGTCAGATAGAGTTCCAGCGTTGCGGGATCGATGCCAAAGTCGGCCGTAAGACCGATGTTCTCGATGTTGCCAGTCCCGATCGAACCGCGCCCGAGGATCGTCTGCTGCGGAACCTGCGCGATCTGCGCGGTAGTGATGGTGTTGTTGGCTATCTGTGCAGCCGTGATCGTGTTGTCCGCGATCTTGTCAAATGTGACTGCCTTCGCGGCGATCTTGCTGTTCGTGACCGCGCTCGTTCCGATCTTCGTCTGCGTGACGGCATCGTTCTTGATGTTGACAGACTCGACGCCATCGGTAGCGATCTTCGTCGTGGATACCGCACCAGTCGCGATCTTCGTCTCGGTGACCGCGCTAGACGCTATCTTCGTGTCAGTGACAGCTCCGCTGTCGATGGTCCATGTTGAACCAGACGCGGAGACCGTGATGTCGCCCTTGTCGCCGTCGGAGATCGACGCCGTGATCGTCGTCGGTTCCCACTGCGTCTGCGAGGCGTTCCACGCGAGCGCCTGTCCGTTCGATGGGGCCGTCGAGGCTACCGACCTGCCCTGAAGGCCGTCAACCGTCGGAGAGGGATAGTTGCCGGCCAGATCGCCGCCTGCTGCGCCAGTAGCCGTCGAGACTGTGGTGCTGACAGTCACCGTCGGCTGATCCAGCTCGACGGTGATCGCGTTCACGACGGGATTGACTGTGACCTGGTATGTGGTCATGGCGCGGTGTTGCTGTTCGGAATGACCTCGAATGTGCCGCGCTGGAGCGCGTGCTTCACGGTCGGAGGCGACGATGTGTCGTAGAACTCGAAGTCGAACACGCCCGTCTCGTTCATCGTCAGGCCCCCCGTCACGGTCGACGAGATCGTCGCGACCGCCGTTGTCGCGGCCGTTCCGACAGAGACCGAGATCCCGAGCGACGGACTCGACAGGGAGAATCGCGTCGAGGTGTCATCGTATGACGCGCGTCCGATCATGCGCGCGTTGTAGCCCGTCAGGACCGCAGGGTAGGTGACGGTCAGCGTGCAGGTGGCTCCGCGCTTGATCTGGAGATGGAGATCGTTGTTCGCGCCGTCGCAGCTCATCGCTTCTCGTCCTCCTCCACGAATCTTGGCGGCACCAGATACCAGCCCTCGGGGATCTCGACATCGTGCTCGCTCAGACGCCATTCGCCGTCGACGCGCGCGTAGAGCCTAGCCTTGGCCTTCGGTCCGATCCTTGCCGGACTCCCGTCGCTGACGAGCACCGTCCTCGCGCAGCCACTCGCGAACGCGACCGCCAGCAGAGCGAAGCCTACCCAGATCGCGATCTGAATCCACCGCAGTGCGTCCTCGCTCGATGCGCTTGACGAGCCACTCTGCGAGGGCCGCGACGATCTGCGCCAGTAGTCTGTAGGCCATGCGCTCATGCCTCGAATGCCTCGAGCGCCTTGACGCGCTCCTCGAGATACTCGTTCCGCTGTCGCAGGTGCGCGACCTCGCCCCTGGCCTGCGCCAGTTCGTCCGCTGCCCGCTGCATCAGCACCTTCATGTCGATCCAGACGCTGTGGACGGGGAGATTGGATGTCTCGAGCAGCAGCGCGACGGTGCCTGTGACGGCATCGCGGTGCGCCTGATACGCCAGACTGGCCTCCATCCAGCCGTGCTTCCCGTCCTCTGCCATTACTTGGCTCCCGCCTGCTCGCTGGTCTTGTCGTTGTCGCGCGCGAACACAAGGCCGATGCCGGCGATCACGGCCGCGATGAGCGCGGCCCAGTCCGGGTTCGTGGCCGGATCCGAATCCGAGATGGCCGAGAGCGCAGCGCCCGCAGCCGTGAGGATGGCGGCGATGCCCGCCGTAGAAGTCTTCCACGATCCCTTCATGGTCTATCTCCGATGCGTCTCTCGATGAGGTCAAGCCTGCGCTGGATCTCGTCGAGAGACTTGCTCTGCGTTGCATCGACGACCGCCGACGATGCCTGAGTGCGCGCGAGATCCCGAGTCGCGTCGGCGAGCCTGTCGAGGTCTCGCCTGTGCGTGTCGAGCTGCTCGGCCTTGCCTCCGAGCGCGAAGATCATGCCGCCGAACCCGACCACCATGACGGCGATCTGGCCGACGATAAGGATCGTCGTGAGTGAGATTCTTGGCTTCTCGTCCGACATGGTAGATCTATCGGCAATGCGCGAACAGTTGTACCGCGCACTCCGTTTTACTGCTGTTCATTTAGTCCTCGTCCTCGTCCTCGTCCTCGCCTTCATCGTCGCCATCGTCCTCGATCTTGTCGGCGATCCACTTCATCAGGCCGGCGACCGTCAGCGCGTTTCCGAGGCTCGTCATGCTGACGCTTGTCTTTCGCCGGCGCTGCTTGGTCCACACGATCAGGACGGCGTCCGCGCCGACAACCTCGACGATCTCGCGCGCCTGTTGCGTGACCATCGCCGCCTCGACTGCGACGGGGTCGGGAGCTGCGGCCCGAGGCTTCGGCTCCGGCTTGGGCTTCTCGTCGCTCATTTGGCCGGCTCCACCGCGTAGCGGATCCTGCGGAATTGCTTGCCATTGATTGCGTGCCGCTCGATCCATACCCGCAACCACCACGCTCCGAGCGACTGCGGCATGAATCCCTTCTCGACGGCCCAGCCCTCGCCATCCGCGAGGTCGTTCTTGTAGCCCGGTGACTTGATGTGGATCTGCTCGTCGCGATCCACTTCATCCGAAGAGTTCAGGCGCTGCCGTGCAATCGACAGGTAGAACTCGGTATGCGTGTGGCCCGACCAGACGATATGCGCGTCGGGATAGGAGATCGCCATCCTGTTGGTCTGGATGACGCCGCGCGTGACGGGAGCGGATCCGCCGTATCCGTGATGGTACGCGATGATGATCGAACCCCTGTTCGAGCCGCCGCTCTTGATGTGGATGCGCACGAAGCCCTGATAGGTACCGAGCTGTAGGAGCGGTGCCGACGGCTTCAGACGCGCGTAGAGCTGCTCTGTGAGGTCGAAGTCATTGTGCCTTGCGACCGAGGTCTCATGGTTGCCGCGCGACATCAGGACCCACCTGTTCGCGAATCGCGAATAACGATCGACGGCGACATCGATGAGACGGTTCAGGTATGCGCCGCTGCGGTATTCCTCCCTGAGCGCGGAACGGTCGGCGCGCTTGTCGTAGCGACCCTGCATACAGTCGAACAGATCTCCGATGTCCATGATGTAGGCGTCGGTCTTCTCGGCCTCGATCAGGTGCTTCATCTCAAGCTCGCGGTCACACCCGACGGCATCGTGGTGCGCATCAGACCTGAGGAGGAACCTCAGTTCATCACCTGCCTTGTCGAGGTCGGCCACGACGGTGATGACCTGCGACGATGGGCGGTTCGTCTTCATGCCGGCATCCTCTCCATGACTTCGATCACCACATGAGGGTCCGTGGTCGTCTCTCCGATCCTGACCTCATGGCGGAACGAAGAATCGTCCTCGACTACGCCGGCATCGGCGATGCCGTCGAACGCGGCCTTGAGCATCGCCAGCAGGTTGTCCCTGTCGCGCCGCCGGCGGTCCCTGAAACGGAATGTCGCGACGATGTCGGCTTCCGCCATCGGGGGCTGCTGATCGCTCCATTGCTGGGATGCGTTCCATGCCGCGAGTGCGCGGTATGCCTTGACGTCGCGGCTCTTGACGCCCCAGTGGACACGGGCGTTAGGCGACAGGTGCGGCGACGGTAGCGGCAGGACGATTCGCAGCCTCTGCATGACGCATCTATCGGCACGGACACGAAATGAAAAGCGGCGGCTCCGTCTGTGGTCGAAGCCGCCGCCGAGGTGAATGCGTGAGAGCTAGAACAGGCGCTTCACATGGAGCAGCCCAGAGAGGATACCGAAGAGAACGGTGATCTTTACGCCGGCATCGATGGCACCAGCGTCGGATGTGAGGCATCCTACGATGGTGCACAGGATCCCGATGGCCGTGAATGTGTAGCAGGTGTACTTGAGCATTGATCTCATGTGGCGTTCCTCTCTTCAAGGCGCTGAA